TTACGAGAGGAACACAGGCATGTCCCAACTTGATGGTAAGCACACGGAAGGTAGCCTTGACTGCCTGTGCCCGTGTCATGTCTCGCGTGTCTTTCCCTGCCGCCGTATCGGTCATCTCTTTGGTTGTGCTTAACATTCCCAATGAGTCCAATACAACAAGCATAGGAGGACGATCATCCTTATTAGTTTCGAGATACTTATCTACGGATGAGATGCACTGTTGGCGAAACTCTTCTACCGTAGCAACGGGCAGTACTGCCACTCGCGTACCATCCACGCCACGACTTTCGAGCAAATCACTCGTAACTGCTTGCTCTGAATCGAAATACAGCACCATTGCTTTAGGATTGCTTGCAAGAAACTCTCGCACAATGTTCATGGCAAAGTATGTCTTGCCTGTGGCTTGTTCTCCTGCAAGTGCCACGATCTTGTTGTTTGGGATGCCGCCATAAAGCGATCCACTCAACAGAGCATTGAATGCATATGCTCCCGTGGAGATATAAGACTCGGTGTCGCTCCCTTCAATTCCATCGGATGCGATGCCACCATAGATGTTACCAGACGCTTTAAGAATATCTTTCAGATTCATTATGTATACCTCACTTGGTTGATTTGGCTTATCTTACACTAATCCATCAGGCTTGTCAAATATATCTGCTCCATATTTGCAGAGTGTTTCAAAGGTTTCGTATGTGTATCCTGCTTCGTTTAGAGTCTTTAGTACCTGTTCAAGTTCTTCATGCGTGATGTGCCCATGAGCATGTGTGCCTGTATGTGCAGCAGTATCTATTGGTCGAATATCGTGAAATATAATACTGATGCCCTTAAGTGCTTTAGCAGTTTCTCGCAATCCTTGTAGGACTCTATTGAGTTGTCCTGCACGAATTAGGTGTTCTCGTGGATTCTCATCCTTATCCAATCTGCTCGGACTAAAGTACATTCGATTGCCTAGGTAGAAATGGCTTTCATTCCCAGGTCGCACATAGCAAAACATCGGGATTATTGCAGAGTAAAGAGTGTCATCAAAGTGCGAATATGGAAATGCAAAATGAGTTGGTTTAAACCCTGCTCCTGCCATGTCTTCCATTGCAGGAAGAACCTCGTCATCGATATATTTTTCAATGTTATATCTTCTAGAATATACAATCGCATCTCTGTGATTTTTGCCGTGACATCCGATTACATGCCCGTCTGAACGAAGATCTCGCAGCATCTGCAACTCATCATTTGATAGTAAATGAAATGAGTCAACATAGAATACAACTTTTGCACCATACTTTTTAAAGAGATCGCGAAGAGAATACCATGCAGAAATTGAGTGATCATCGAAGCAAAGATGTGCATGTGGATACTTCACTGTTTCTTTGGGTTCGAAAGATTTGAATGCTTGTGTCATACTGCGATATTTAGGTTATGAAAACAAACTCTCCAACGAACTTTGCTCTTTTACTTTCCATCCGATAGAATTCAGAATGGTGGTGAGTGGCTCGATGAATGCCTTATCGAATTGTGTCTCTCTGTCGATGAAGGAATCCAACCCGAATTCTTCAGGCAAGACAAGAACAAACGAGACAACTCTGTCGCGAATTGGATTTGGTTCCTTAAGATATACATACTTTACCTTTTCACCATCGCGAATCTTTGGGTACTTCTTTGTCAGTGACTTCTGTTTGATTGCATGGTTATAGATCAGTGCACCCTTAACTGCAATTGGGGTTGCCTTCTTATAGATCCTTGCGGCATCGGTATAGTTGTCCATCCCATTGCAGCCACGGGGGAATGCGATCTGTGCCACAGGCAATGTCATAAACTCCTCATAGAATTTCTCTACGAAAGATCGCATTGCACCTTCGTCTTCGGTCATGATCAGTCGAATAGATTCCTTCAGGCGAATCCGAACAATCTGTGGGGTTGAGGATCGAGCAGTTTCGATTCCCATGATCTTAAGATCGGGATCGGTCATGTAGACATTCTCTTCCCCAAGATGAACCGAAAGCATATACCGCTTCTTCGCAGTCCATATTCCCTTTGCCGCAATTCCTTCTCGCTTCATCGACATCTTGTCTGCATATGCATTCATTCGCAATGCAAGTTGAGAATACCACTTGTTGATCTTTGGCAGCAATACTTCATTACATGCTTTGTCTAGGAATTCAATCGTCTCCTTAGTTCCCTTCTTGCCGAGGGTCTTTGTGACTAGACCACTGAGTCGAAGATATACGGAATCGGTATCCGAAGCAATCACACAGTCTTCACCGACAGTTCCACATGCCTTGTTCAAGAAGAGATTCAGATTGTTTTCTGCCCACCGAATGGACAACTGTCCTGATACCGTAATTGCTTCTGCCATGCTCAGGTTGTAGTAACGACAGTACTCATTGCCCAATGCACCGAAGGCAGAATTCAATTGCACCTTACGAACCAATTGGAAGTTGTGGTACTTTGATACTTCCTTCTTCTTCAATTCGACCATATCAGCATCTGCATTTATATTTACCTTCAACCACCCCTTGGCATCAAGCATTCGCTTCTTGTACTCTTTCCGCTGTGCATACATGGTATCCATCAGTTCGGGAAGAAACCCTCGAATGTCTTTTCGATACATCGTGCCATTGGCAGCAACGGCAAGGTTTTTACTCTTGACCATCGACAGGAATCCTTCCAATGCAGGATCGCTTCCCACCTGAAGTAGGCTATCGACAGAGATATTCGGAATTCTTTCAGACACAAGCGTTTCGGGACTGATGTTGTACTGCATGATCAGATGGGGATATAGACTATCCAAGTCCAAAGAAACTACCCATTCATGCACACCAACCTGTGGATCTTTTACATATGCCCCTTCGAACTTATCCGACTTACTAGAATTGATTTTTGAGGGAATTGCAATTTGCTTGGTTCGAAGATAGTTGTATATGATGCTGTCCCACATTCGTACCTGTGAAAACACATCAGCAAAATTACCCCGTGCGCTATAGGCAAGAGCCTGAGAGAGTTCGATCAGTCGCAACTTGTCTTCCAACTGCGACACCAACAGCGTATCTTTGATATTGTATTCGATGAACCTCTGAAAGTCTTTGTGGTACAAGTCGTTTAGTGTTCCGACATCGGCATAATTTGCCTTGCCCTCGCCCAACTCTACCATGGCAATATGCTGCAAGCCATAGGACTCACGAGTGACAAAGGTGAATTTCTTGTACATATCGATGTAGTCAAGAACAGTAATTCCACTGAAGTCATAGACCCAATTCTCGCGATTCATAACAACTACCTTGCGCTCTCGCACTTCTGCCCATGGAGATAGTCGCTTTGCTGCTTTGCTTCCAATCAGTCTTTCCATTCGGCGATACAGGTATGGCATATCAAACATATTGATGTTCCACCCCGTAATGATATCGGGATCGAGAATCTCCCATACATCAAGGAATTCTCTGAGCATGGATTTCTCATCAGTATGGCAATAGCAATGCACACCTTCAATACTAAACTGACCAAGACCAAAGGTGTGTGTCTTGCCGTTCTGATAAAGTGTAATGGCATTGACCCGCTCACATGGATCATCAGGAGTGGAAAACCCATTCTCGGTCTCTACTTCAATGTCGATATACAAGACTCGAATAGTCGAGGAGTCGTATTCAAGTTCGCCTTCACTTCCATAAGTGTCTGCAATGAACTGATACTGTGCATCGATATCGCCATATACAGTAAACCCTTCGACATCGGAATACTTCTTGACGAATTCCCTCGCCTCAAACATATTCTCAAAGTCAATAGGCTCAACTCTCTTCCCATCAATCGTAGACCAAGAGGTTGTCTTTTCCTTTTTCGTTGGAACAAAAAGAGTAGGGCGAAAGGTAAGAGACTCATGCACTCGTTTGCCATGTTTGTCATAGCCTCTGTGCATGAGTCTCCCGCCCTTAGTGACCACATTGGTATAGAACTGCGTCATGTGCCTCTTTGCTTTGGATATTCGGGCGTTTTGTTTCTCTCTACAAACTTCTTCCGAAGTTTTTTGGTTTCTGCTTTGGTAGCACCAAGTACATAAGCATACTTGTGTTTTGATGGAAAGTCAACTGGAACTGATTGAGATTGTTTTTTCTTGCTAAAGTCTCGAAGCATCTGTTCGATGACAGGAGACATATTTTCCCATAGCATTTTTTGATCATTACTCCAACTCTTGTCCCATGCAATTCCAAGTTCCTTGGCATACTTCTTATATGCACTGCGAACTCTAAAGAAGCGGTCAGACACAATTCTGCCCGTGTATGGATTGATATATCGAGTAGTTGTTCCCGACTTCTTGCCCAAGTAATAGAAGTTGCAAGCCTGATAGATGGTACCGATTTCCTTCGCAGTTGGATCGGAGTAGGCAGTAAACAATCTATATGGGGTGTTCTTTACCATCCATTGGATTGTCCACATGAGAAAAGAACTCGCAAGATTCTTTGGACTCCATGAAATACAAGCACCGCGACTGATAAGTCGCTCAATGGTTTGGGTATCATCTCCTAGCAATTTTGAAAATGCATTAGGCATATTCATAAGGATAACTCCCACCATGATTTCTCTGCCCATCAGCCCCTGATTGGGATCATGATAGAATGCACCAAACCAATGTGTTGTGTACTGAGACAGATTTCCTAGCCATTCATGTCGCTGAATGAATTCCGTAGCGTCTTGCCGCTCTAGGTATCCTGTCAAAGGCTTAAAATAGATATCAGTTACTTTAATAGAGTTGATCTGCTCAGGGTCGATCCCACTCTCGACAATATCCTCTTGGAGGTTGTTGACCCGAATGTCATACTGCCAACAATGATCTTTGTCATAGTTCTTAGCGCGTTCAATGATATCGATGGCAGATCGCTTACTCATTTCATAATATCCGTCAGGCTTGATTGTGCATGTTCAGCAACCGATTCTTCAATGTGTTTCTGTGAGATTCTTTGAGTTGCTAGTTTAGGATCACCCTTGCAAAACACAAGAACATTCTGATGAGTTTTTGCAAACTTTCTTGATGCTTCAAACTGTTGTGTTACTCGCATCGCAGCAGAGGCAACAGGAGTAGCAAGGATAGCCTCATTGTAGAAGCGTACTCCTGCATCCTCGAATGCACTTACTGTTTGTCCAACAAAGTTTCGATAAAATCCCTTGGGGCAACGGTAATCTCCTACCACGAAACAGGCAAACCGATTCATTCGTAAACGATCACATGCAAGACGAATGATATTCTTATATGCAGTCAGGAATGAATCATTGTTCATTGCAGACAAATCGCGTGGATCTTCTGAATACTGTTCGAGATCTCCATAGGGAGGACAACTAAAAATGAAATCAGAATCGGGGCTTAATTTCAATTCCCTCTCGGAATCTCCGTTCACCCAAACAATCGGAGCACTGAGTTCTTCTAGTAGCGAAGCCTGTTCCTGATTAGATTTAATTTGTGGTTGACTTAAGTCACAACCCCAATATCTTCGATTGAGATAAGAGGCAACAACACCACGAACCATTCCACCCGCAAAGGGATCGACAACCTGATCGCCTTCTTTGGTGAACCACCGATACGCCAACTCACACAACACGGGATCAAATACCGATGTGTTGCTTTCGATGGAGTCAACCACCTCCCCTTCCTTCTGACGATAGTAGTCAATAGAGTCTACTTTGTCACCATAGAGAAGTTTATCGCCCCTGCCAAGTTCCCCTTTGATTCCTCGCTTGAGCCATGCCTTCTTCCTCTTCTGCCAAGAACCATCCCGTGCAGACAGGATGGTGAATGGGGGCACAATAAACTTACGAGCAACCTTTGATTGAGTTTCCTCTTCAATGTTCTCACCAAACATATTACGCCCAAAGGGAGAAAAGTCACTCATGTAATATCCCCGTATCCCACTCCACGAATAAAGAAATTCTCTTCATGTTGCTCGAACCCAAAGCATTCTCGTGCGTAGTCGAGAATGATGTTCTTATCAAACTTGTTGCATGAGTATACATCAAGCGTAATGAATCGCTTAGGTTCCATTGAGTGAATCTGAATGCCACTCTCAATGAGTGGAACCCAACCACTTACCCCTGCCTTGTCGGGATAAATCTCCGATCCATTTTTAGTTGGGCCGTGCATGACAACGGGTTGCGACATACGAGTCATGCCGATCTTGTCTACTACTCGCTCAAGAAAGCGGTAGTGAAGTTCTAAGTCATCGGCTGCACCGATGCGACAGTTGTACATATCAAGGTAATACGAATATCCGAATGGCTTGCTCATGTTTCATCTCTTTCTATGGCTAGAATGTTGTCTTGGTGCACTATATCACATGCAGCATATCCCCGTCCACCATTTTTTGTAAGATCCCACAGAACTCTATCACCGACTTTGATGTCTTCGGTTACTTTGTCTCCGACACAAATAACAACACTCCAAATGTTTGGGTTGTTAAGTTTTTCAGTATAGATGATTCCTGCCGAAGTTTTCTTTTGCTGTCCAAGACCTTTAGTCTGAACAGATACCCATTTACCAATAGTCCGCAATTGTTTCATCACAATTCCTTTTTGATTTTGTTCCAATACTTTGTAGTATTATTCCATGCCTTGATTTCAGATTTCAATTTGCTATTCTGTTTCTTCAAGATGTTACACCCGCCGTTGTGAATTCGTGCAAGTTGCTCAATATCTGAATTATTACTTCCGTATCGGTGGAGGTAGGCACAGACAACTCTTCGGGCATAGTCAGGATCGAAGCAGTCTTTGTATGTCCCGCCGAGGGTTTTGTCATAGTTAACGGCATCTGTCCAATACGAGCGGTGAATCTGATATAGTCCAATTGCATCGCCCCTGTCCCCAATAGCCTTTGGGTCACCCCTCGACTCCACCCTAGCCATGGCAGGGAGCAGTTGCTTGATGTTTGCGTCAAGGACTCCATTGGACTTACTATTGGGCAGGGGGAACAGGAGGGTCATAGAGAGGATGACCGTTGAGATTGCTGCTTGGCAGAGCATTGTGCTTTTCCTTCTTGGATTGAAGATATGAATAGAAAAGAACGGAATAGTTAATCAGATCAAGACAGGTGTCTTCTACAGACTCGTCTTTCACTTCGAGCGTTCCCGACTCCACAAAGGAGGATAGTCTCGACATCTTATCTGTCATTCGAACAAGCATTCCCGATTCTGTTTGACAAATGCCCATCGATTCACAACGGGTGAAGTTTGCAAATGGTTCATCTCCTCCCTTCCCCGCATAGTCGTTGTTTTTTCGTTGCATCAAACTATATGATTTCTCGCATAGTGATTTGTGAGAAGCAAGCAATTCATTACGATCCATAATTAATCCTTTCCTGTTGAGCCAAAACCACCAATGCGATCTGTCTTCCTATTAACTTCATCGGCTAATTGGACGATATGTGTTGATTTTTTTTCCACAATTTCTCCTTGGCAAATGCGATCACCATGAGTTATGCGGACATTTGTTTTACTTGTGTTGGTTACGGGAACCATGAGTTGTAGGGTATAGTCTGAGTCGATAACCCCTTCGCAATTAGAAAGCATAAGACCGCCCTTGAGGGCTAGTCCTGAACGCATATGCAATCGAACAGAGAATCCCTTAGGAATGTCAAGTACAAGTTGGGTTGGAAGTAATGCACGATCACCTGGATATAGAAGGATTGAAGCATTTCCAACGCCATCTAGATCCTCAGTAAATGCCATGCTCTTGCATGAAACATTGTATTCCGACCAAGTATCAACTTCTCGTTTGCCTGGTGGAAGACAGACCTGAACATCAAAGCATGCAGAATCCTCCGTTGCATATGCAGGGAGGAATGCCTGTGGATGAAGTTTGTAACAGCCTAGAGTGACAGTGCTGGAGTTACTCATAATATAAACCTCGATTGTATCCGTCTATCTTACTCTAGATCAGGGTCGCTGTCAAGGGGCTTCTTTCGAATCCCTATGCGGTACTTGGGAATCAGTTCCCATTCTTTTTTCTGACCAAATGGAAGTATCTTGAAATGTGAAATGGAACACACAGGATCCTTGGTGACCTCGGGATTTACGATCTTTACTAATCCCCATTGCTCCAATAAGTTTGCAATCGTATTACGGCGGCTTTTGTCGGAGTCACTGAAGTCTGCCTCCAATCCATCAAGCAGGAACAATTCCTTGAAATGAATGACATAGTACTTGCCTCTCTTGTGGAGAATATGACAAGACTGATATAATTTCTTTTCTGTCTTTGAAGAGATTCCAATGCGAGTCAGCGTCTCCTTAACCTTTAAGAAGTTATCGGCAGAGGGGAGGGTGATCTCAACAAGGGTGCTTACGATGGTTTCTATGTCCACGATTCAATGCTTTCCATAAAACAAGACTGCTGTTATTTAGCATTTGAACCGCCCTTGCTTTTCATGATACTTTCCAACTTTTCCTTTGGCAGCAGTCGAAGATATTCCATGGCTCGTTTTCGACCAACCATATAGACCAACATGATTGCCTCAATAGCAGTCTCGTCAGATTCTTCAGGCTTGATCCACTTATCAAATCTTTTTCGCTTGCGTATGGAATGATACAGGTAGTCATACTGCATGCGCTTGTCTGACATTGGCATACAGTTCATTTCATTGGCATACAGGATTGTATCGGGGGAAAAAGAAAGACCTCGATTGATCATGAATGGAATATAGTCCTTCTCTGCATCAGGACTCATCGCCATCATATTTCCCGACTTCTCGTTGATGCTCTTGATATAGTCAAACGGATTCAGTTTGCTCATGATAGATCCAATTCATCGATGTTAATATCGTCAGACTTTATGCTTATGATGAGGCGCATTGGGAGGTAGATCCACATTCTTTTTTTCATGTCATATACGGAGTGCAATAGAAACTGATCATATGCATTCGTGCCATGATACCGATCAATCAGAGGTGCTTCAATATATTCCTGCCCGATTACACAGATTCTGTGGTTGATCTTTGTTTTAATTCTTTTGCCATTCATATCCTCATACTCAATGTCAAGATGACTAGGATATATCTTTTCCAATACCAAATCGAGCCATTCAGCAAGCACGGAATCTGTCATCCCTGTGATGTCGAAGTAAGTACCAAGACCACCATTGCCCGTATCTTCGCTGTGCTTTTTTGCAACTTTCATTGCAAAATAGGAATTTCGTTCGCGAAGAAATGTCTGTCTTGCACTTTCACATTCCTTTATGAAATCGCGATATCCATATTTTTGCTCAAGTCGCTTATTGATTTTGGAAACCTTGTCCAATTCAGAATCCGAAATAACACTGGACATCATTACAATTTTTTCCAATGGGTTTATGAGTTCACCCAAAGAAGCAGATCTAAGAGCATTGAATTCATCCCAAAACTTTGGATTGACTTCAGTTGTCATTGAAGTCTTGAATTCTGCAATATAGTTTTCGATGTTATATCTCTTTCCGATTTCATGAATCGTAATAGAGAGATCATTGAGGCTACTAACTACCATAAGACCGCCTCCTTTCGACATCTCTATTTAGGTTTTAAATGTACACTCCGATGCCAACATAATGCAACAGGCGGCAAGATTGATCTCCTGATCGGCGGCAAATGCTGCTTTGTGCTGATAGTCCGAAAGAACGAGAACTGCCTGTGGGATTGCCGTTGGCTGCAAGGAATCGAGGAGTGTTTCATATATCTTACGAAATATATGAGCAGTATCCCGATCACTATTGTCAACAACCCACCTACGAATATCAGGAAAGTTCTTTGCCTTTAATGCTTTGATCAGTGTCTCTGCACCAATATCAGCAGTAACAAGAATTCCTGTATCGATAGAACCTGATACAGAGTATCTCTGAATCTCATTGAGGACTCTGCGGAAATCGGGGAAATAGCGAATGATGAGTTCTGCAAGAACCCGTTCATCATATTGCACAGACTCCTTGTCGAGGATATCTTTTGTCCTCGACAAAAACTGTTTCGCCATCTTTGGTTTTTCTTTTGCAGGAATCTTGAAATCAATAGTCGTACATCTTGAATGAAGTGGCTCAATGATGCGATGCTTGAAATTACAAGTCAGTATGAAACGACAATTTGAAGAAAACTCTTCAATGAATCCTCGCAGTGCTGGTTGTGTAGATTGAGGATTGAGATAATCTGCTTCATCGAGAATAACAACTTTAGCACTACCACTCAATGAAACTGCTGATGCAAATTGACGAATTCTAGTACGAAGTGTATCAATACCTCCATCTTCAGATGCATTGATAAACATCATATCGCGACCCAATTCATCACAGAGGGCACGGGCTACGGTTGTCTTTCCGCATCCCGCACCCCCTGAAAGAATCATGTTCGGAATATCACCCGACTTTACAATGTCTTGAAATGTATCGGACAGAGACTCAGGAAGTACACAGTCCGACACCTTGCGGGGTCTGTATTTCTCTACGAGAAGATCATTCATAATTAAGCCTTGGAAGAAGTGGTACTGTCGGATTCCATTGCAACCCAATATACTACTGAACTAGAAGAACTACTAAACTTAGCAACTCGCTTTTCGGCAAGTTGAACCTTGTAGTCTCCATGAATCATCTTGAGATTCTCGACCTTAAACCAAAACTTGAAATCAACGCCCTGTGAATTTTCTCCCACTACAAGACTCCAACTGTGTGCAGTCGGATCCTTCTTGTCACAGATGCGAACACAGATACCATCATCACATGACTGAACACACATATCAGGTGCTTGAAGTACTGATGCTGCCTTAAGAATTGCTCCAAGATCGTTTGCATTCAGATTGAAAGATACAAACTCCTTTGGCATATTGATCTTCTTGTCTGCCTTTGTCAGTAGACTTGGATCGCTGTAATAGTACTTGACCG